CACAACTATGGCATGAATCTTGATGGCTCTGTTAACCCTTGTGTTAGCGCCAAGCTCCAGTTAAACGGTCATGACCGATTCCAGGAGCGTGATGGGAGCTACTTCAACTATGTCCAGCCAGCTCAGCATTTCAGCAATACTCCTGCTGATGGCATTAACGTATATTCATTTGCTCTCAAGGCTGAGGACCATCAGCCAACTGGTTCATGCAACTTCTCCCGCATTGATAATGCCACCCTTAATATCACTGCTGGATCTGTTCCAGCTAGCTCGCTAGTTAATGTCTATGTTCAGAACTACAACGTTCTCCGTGTAATGAGTGGCATGGCTGGCACTGCTTACAGCAATTAAATAATTTATAAAAATATAAAAATATAAAAATATAAAAATATAAAAATATAAAAATATAAAAATATAAAAATATAAAAATATAAAAATATAAAATTTTTATAATTTATAAAAATATATAAATTTTTTATTTATAATATAAAAAGTTTTAAAAATAATTTAGCAAAAGTTCATTTAAACTTTAAAATAGTATTTATTTAATAAATTTATTAAATAAAATTATTTAATAATTTTCTAATTATATATATATATATATAAATGGGTGGTGGCTTAATGCAACTCGTCGCTTATGGCGCACAAGATGTTTATCTTTCTGGCAATCCGCAAATTACCTTTTTTAAGGTTGTTTACCGTCGCCATACTAACTTCTCGGTTGAACCCGTTCAGCAGACCTGGAATGGTGCTGCCGATTTTAACCGTAATGTCACTTGCAACATTAATCGCAATGGTGATTTAATCACTAACATGTATGTTGTGGTTAAACTCCCAGCTCGTGCTGCAGGTACTGCTGAATGGGGTTTTGTTAACCGTTTAGGACATGCTTTAATCAGCAACGTTAAGATTGAGATTGGTGGCTCCAAGATTGATGAACAATATGGTGACTGGCTTAACATTTGGTATGAGCTTACCCACAAGGCTGGACAGGTTAGTGGATATGCTAAAATGATTGGTGATGTACCTGCTTTAACCAACATAACAAAAGATGCTGTTGATGCTTACCAGTTATATATTCCTCTTCAATTCTGGTTCAACCGCAACAATGGTCTTGCCCTGCCATTAATTGCTCTGCAATACCATGATGTGCGTATTAGTCTTACATTCCGTGATTTCTATGATGTTATTAATTACAATGGCACTACTGCCCCAACTACTAAATTATCCATGGCTGATTCTTACCTGTTAATTGATTATGTATATTTAGATTCGGAGGAGCGCAAGCGATTTGCCCAGGCTTCGCATGAGTATTTAATTGAACAGGTTCAGTTCACCGGCTCTGAGACCCTTGGGTCATCAAATAACAAGCTCCGCTTAAACTTTAATCATCCATCGAAATATTTAATCTGGGCACCACATGTATCGACCTTCAATGCTCGTAATCAGTGGGTATCGTATGCTACTGATGGTGATTGGGAGGCGGCACGCGAGCGCTTTGCTAAGATCATTGCTTGGATTTCTGCACCAATATTAACAGGTGGTCTAACAATAACTGCTGGTCTTACAGCAACAGTTGGTGCGGTATATACTTTACCCTTTAATTATGCTGGTTCAGCTGGATTAAAAACATTAAGGGATAAAGTTGAAGCAAGGTATATTGTTACCAGTATTGGAGGTGGTGCTACTACACCAAATGTTGGTGCGGCTGTTCCAGATATACTTAATAATATTATTATTACTAAAAATACTTTAACATTAGCCGATATGTCTGTTAATGTTACTGGCTTAAATGCATTAATAGATGCACTTACAGTTGGTGGTAATGTTAGTCAGCAGGTCACTGCTGCAAAAGCATTCTTAGTATCATATACACAAAGTGTTGTCAATTACCACAACTATGGCATGAATCTTGATGGCTCTGTTAACCCTTGTGTTAGCGCCAAGCTCCAGTTAAACGGTCATGACCGATTCCAGGAGCGTGATGGGAGCTACTTCAACTATGTCCAG